TTCAAAAAAACTTTCACTAATAGTGTAGATCTAGCCGGTCAGTCTCTGGCTAAAGATGAAGATTCATTTGAAGCTAGTGATGCACCGGATGGAACTGAAAAGTCAGTTCAAAAGGAGATAACAATGTCGGAAGTAAAAACTCCCGAAATCGACCTGGAGGCTTTTGCTAAGAAGGTAGCGGATGAGACTGCTGCTAAAATCGCAATTCGTCAGGCCGAAGAAAAAGCCGCTGTTGAAGCAGAAGCTAAAGCAGCACAAGAAGCAGTAGAAGCTGAAGCCGCAAAGCAGGCTGAAGTTGAGACTGTAATCAAAACTGGTATTGAGTCAGGTGCTGAGCGCCTCTTGGCCGACGTCGAAGCGAAGCTCGCTGAGAAAGATGCTAAGATTGAGGAAGTACTTTCTCAATATAAGACTGACCTCGAAGAGAAGAATGCTGAAATCACTGCTATGCGTGATTCAAAGCGTGTATTCGCTGATCGTACCGAGTCTGGCAACATTTCAAAGTGGGGCAAGGACTTTATGTATGGCCACCTTCTAGGTGTAATGACTGGAAAAGGTTGGGAAACTAACTACTCTAAGAGCCTTATGGAAAAAGCAGGTATCAACTATGCAGCTAATGCTGGTGATATTGCTCAAGAAGTCTCTACTGCAATCGAGAAGGAAATCATGCTCGAGCTTAAGCTCGCTCAAGCTTTCCGTGAGATTACAATTAACTCACAGACTCAAGTATTGCCAATCCAGACAGATGCAGGTCCTGCAGCTTGGGGCTCAAACACTGATACCGCAGGTAACTTGGAGAACCGTCCTCAAGTCACTAACGTACAGTACAATGCTAAGCAAGTAATCCTGAAAGCAACTCGATTGATCTCGACTACTTTCATGGACAACAACATTGACGAAGAAGTTCTTGTTAACTTGATGCCAATGCTTGTTGAGTCAGTTGCACGTGCACACGCTCGCGCAGTAGACGGAGCTCTTCTTACTGGTACTTCCGGTGGTTCAGAAGCCTTTGATGGCCTCGAAGCTCTTGCAGGCAACAATAAGTTTACAACTTCAGTGGCAGCAGCCGGTACTGGCGTTGTTGACGCAGCAGACTTCCTCGGAGCACGTAAGCTTATGGGTAAGTATGGCATGATGCCAGAAGATCTGATCTATGTTGTATCTCAGAAGCGTTACTACGATCTAATTGCTGATGCAGGCTTTGCCGACATCACAGACGTAGGCTCTGACGTTGCGACTAAGATTACAGGTTCTGTAGGTTCAATCTTTGGAACTCCAGTAGTTGTATCTGATCAGCTCGAAGCAGAAGGCGCAAACGCCTCTGTAGGTTATGCTGTTAACGTTCGTAACCACGTAATCCCACGTCTCCGCGGTGTATCCGTAGAGCAAGATTACGAAGTACTCAATCAGCGTCGAGTAATCGTTGCTAGCCAGTCACTTGGCTTCAACCAGCTCGTTGCTAATAACGGTACTACTGACGTATCTGTTGTTAAGCTTGTCCAAGCGGCATCTTAATAGCTAGATAAATAAACTGGGGAGGTTTTCCTCCCCAAGTTTTTACTAATTGATTTATTATGGCAGATTTAATTACATTAGCAGATTATAAAGAAGCGGAAGGCCTTACTAGCCCTAAGGACGATCTTCGCTTAACTTCAGTAATTGAGTCAGTGAGTCAATTAGTAAAAACTTACTGTGGTAATAGTATTGTTGATTACTATTCTACTAACAAAGTCGAAGAGTTTAATATTGATTGGAGCACTCATATTGTACAGTTGACGGAAAGTCCTGTCAATAGTGTTGTTTCAGTAGAAAAAAGAGATTCCGTTACGGCCAGTTACACGACCGTGCCAACTACAGACTATTATCTAGACACGACGACGGATAGCGTACTGTACGTAACGGGATCTACCTATAAGAACTGGCCGAGTGGAGCAGGTGCAGTAAAAGTTACTTACAAAGCAGGCTATTCTGAGTGTCCTTCGGATTTAAAGTTGGCTGTTATTGATTTGATTAAGTACTATATGAAAGATGAACATGTTATGCGACGCACTATTGCTGGCGCAACCATGGAAAATCAAGGAAGCGGCGATGGACGAGGCTTCCCAGACCATATCAAACGTATTCTTGATATGTATAAAAATCTCTAATGGCCCAGAAAGACTTATTAAGATTTTTAAATGAATTAGATGATAATCTTAAGCAAAGTTCAGATAATTATCGTAAAAAAGTAACAAATAAAGTTGTACATTTTTTTGAACTAAATCCTCGTGTCATAACACGAACAGTAAAAACTGTTTTGAAGACAAATGGAATTTCAGAAAAATTTATTACTGCGGTCGGAGAAGACAGTATAAAAGACGTGTACGATGCTGCAATGACAAAAATGCTAAAAGACGTGCATGATGAAATAGTAAAGCTAAGAATTAAAAAGCCTGACGAAGTTGTTTATAGATTTAACAGTGTTCCTCCAGTTATTAAAGCAAGATTTTTAGTCACGGCACGAAATGCAAGTGTATACGACAGAGTAGTTAAAAGTTATCAAACTGCATTAAATGAGTTTTATGACACTTTTGTTACAGAAATTAAAAGTGCGGCCGGAAAAGAAAAGCTTGAAAGACAAAGCGGCTCTAGTAATAAAATGCGAGACCAGGAAAAAGCCGGGCAAGTATTTAACTTAGAACACGCGGGTGGTACAAGTAATATTGAAATTTTCATAAATGATCAGATGGTAGATGCGTTAGAAAAGGTTATGAATGATTCAATGTATAGTAATAAAGATGCTATGCTCTCAGAGCTAGCCAAGCTAGACCCCGAGCTTAGAATAGAAAAAGATATAAAAACAGAAACTGTTAGAGTGTTTGTAGGAAACGCTTTATTTAATACACAACAAGGCGGCGGTAAAGAAAAAAGCCTAAAGAAAGAAATTGAAGCTAAAGTTAAGAATGCTTTAACAAAATTACAAAGTATTCCTGCGGCAGAACTAACAGGATCAGATAGTCTAGTTACTGCTAGACGTAAAAAAACAATTAAAAAAGCGCTCAAACCTTTTGAAAAAGCAACAGGCGCTACTGTTAAAATGGAAGATACAAAAGTTAAGGGCGAAAAAAGTAAAGCTGCTCTTAAAGTTGCCGGAACTGCAACAAGAGGGCGCGCAAAAAAGCAATCATTACAAAAGCAAAACATTAGACAACAAAGAACAGCAAAAGCACAGTTTAGTCAAACAGCAATGTTAGCAGTAATAAATGCAAGGCTACCTCAAGCCATAATAGATAATATGGGACCTCCTGCTCTTAGTAATAGAACGGGCAGGTTTGCAGCTTCAGTAAGAGTTATAAACATTATACAAACCCCTCAAGGGTTTCCAAGCATAGGATATACTTATAGAAAGAGTCCTTATGCAACATTTGAGCAGGGAGGTAAGCAAGGAAGTATTGATCTTGACCCTAGAAAACTCATTGATAAAACGATTAGAGAAATAGCAGTAGAGCAAGTAGGCAGACTATACACTAGGAGACTATAATGTCAGAAAGAAATTATACAACTCGTAGGCTTGCTATTGTTGAAGCTCTAACGCAAGAATTAAAAAATATTGACGGAACTGGAGAGTACGTCAGTAATTTATATGATAACGTACATCCTCGATTAAAATTTTGGGACGAAGTAACACAATTTCCCGCAATTCATTTAAATCCAGGAGCGGAAACTCGGGAATATCAAGCAGGCGGTTACAAAGATCGTTTTCTAGGTGTAACAGTTCGATGTTACGTACACGAAGAAGATGCGGCAAGCGCTCTAGAAGCGTTACTAGAAGATGTAGAAACCGTAGTAGAAAAACATAGTAGATTACAGTATACTGATAGACTAAATAACTATCAATATACACAACAAATTACCATCGCCAGTATTACTACTGATGAAGGTACATTAGAGCCTTACGGAGTTGGAGAGATTCAGCTAGAGGTTCGCTACTAGAAACGACTGGCACGAACAAACGTTCACGCCCTAGTCCTTTCAATATCATAGGAGATAAACTATGGCAGATCAATTATATTTTAGCCGCGATAGTAAATGCTTCATCGAAATGGATGGAGTATTTTGGACGGTTCCTGTATTGGATGGCTTTAGCTTCTCACAAGCTAACGAATCTCAGGAAATTGTCCTAGCGGAAATGGAAGATGCAAACGGCACAAGCCGTCGTGGTAGACGTGCCTTTAACACTGCCCTTTCTGCGGGTGAGTGGTCTTTCTCAACTTACGTTCGTCCTTTCTCATCAACTGGAAGCGGCACAGGTAAAGCAGACCCTTCTACTGACGTTCACGCTGTAGAAGAAGTATTATGGGCACTTTTTGCAGGCGCAGATAACTACGATGGAAGTCGCGGCGACTTTATGCGTGGAAACACAGGAGGCGCTAATACTGCAAATACTCCTGCTGCTGCTCAAAATCAGTTTACCTTAACTCAGTCAAATAGGTCAACTCTTGGTACTTGTAACATCTTCTTTGTACTTGGAGATGCTAACCGTACAATTATGCAGTTGAAAGACGCGGTTGTAAATGAAGCGTCCGTAGATTTTGACATTGACGGTATTGCAACAATTAACTGGTCAGGAAACTGTTCAGAAGTTAATGATGTAACTGGATCTTCTTTTGAAGGAAGCCGTGATACCATCGTTATTGATGCAACTGTAAATCAGTCTGATCACGCAAGCGGCGACACTACAATTACTCTTGACGCAGGTCATGGCGTAACTGTAGGTATGAAGGTATTTGGAGCATCAGGCGTTGCTTCAGGAACAAAAGTAACAGCAGTATCCACAAACGATATTACTGTAGGCACTGCATTTAACGGCGCAATTGCAGATAATACTACTCTGCGCTTCATGAAGCAAACAAAAGATAGCACAGATCTTGCTGACGAAGACCTGTTACTAGATACAAATGACTCTAACCGTTTGAAGCGATTCAAGTCATTACCAGTAACTACTTTCTTGAGCGGTGCAGTCTCTAGCGGAGATAGTACTGTTACTGTAGATAGTACAACTGGTGTATCTGTGGGTGATTTTATTGTTGGCGGAGGGTTCCCTGCCGGAACAACAGTTACTACTGTAGACAGCTCAACAGTTATTACTCCAAGCGCTTCAGCAACTGGGGCAGGTGCAGATAATTCACCTATTACTTTTATTGAAGAGCCCACTATGGTCTATGAGAAAGCTACTGCAACAGATAACTTCATTCGTAACCGTTTGAGCCAGTTGACTGTAACTGTATCTGATCAAGACCAAGACAATGATGGAACAAATGAGTTTGCATCAAGCTATACTCTTACGCTTACCGGCGGAAACATTACATTGTCAAACAACCTTACTTACATTACTCCAGAGGAGTTGGGTAAAGTAAATATTCCTTTCGCACACGTTACTGGTAACCGTAACATTGGTGGATCATTTACTTGTTACTTGACACTTGATACTGCAGCCCTTGATGGCACTGGATCTAAGTCACGTGACCTGTTTGATGACCTGCGAAGTGCAACAGGAGTTGTTACTAACTCTATGGATCTTACCTTTAAGATTGGCGGAGCTTCAGGAAACCGTTTGGAATTTAATTTCCCAACTGCACACCTAGAAGTACCTTCGCACTCAATTGAAGATGTAATCTCACTCGAAACCAACTTCATGGCATTGCCTTCAGCAATTGACCAAACTGACGAGTGTACCATCACTTATAAAGTATAATAAGAACGTTGTTTTTAAGGGGCTTCGGCCCCTTTTTTATTACTCCTACCAAAAATAACTCTTGACATTTTTCCTCTCCTACCATATAATTACATAGTTAGTGATAGTAAAACAAGGCTTCTAGCAGAGAAGAATCAATGCCAACTTACAATTTTAAACAAGAGGCACAAGTCTTTATAGTTAGCGGAGGAAACAGACACAGAATAGATGTTACTGATGTATCAATCGGACAAACGTTCTCTGAGTCTAGCTATCCCGTTAAAACTCTGCACGCACAGTCAAATGTATTTGAAGCCAGTGTAATTAACAAAGCAAATGCAGGCACATTTTCATTTTCTCTGCCTGTAGTTACTGAAAGTGATTACACAATTATTGAAACACTACTACTAGGTGCTACTTCTTTTGATTTGTTTGTAAAAACAGAAGCTGATACTTTTAAACTAGAAACCGCGGTTATGACAAATGGGAGTTTCGTTATCGAGCGATCTCGGCCCCTGAGTTTAGAAATTAGCGGAGAAGGTGGAAAGCTGACAAGAGGAGCAACGCTTACAGGAACATTACAAGATAGAAGTGCAACAAGTACTTTTTTACTTCCTATTGTAGATGTATCTGTAAATAGCACAACCCTCACCCATGTTGCACGAGTGACAATGGAGTTACAAAATGAAATACAATGGACTCCATATACTACAGTTAATAGTGCGATATCGGCAACTTCAGCAACCAATTCGATGTATCCATCAGGGTTTGCACTCAAAAAGAAAATACTCGCAGGGTCGATCTCTCAATATTTACTAGATGATAATACTAGTAATGTTCAAGATTGGGACCATGATGCCACTATTAACATAAAAGCAGGAAACGGGCAATCTGGAAACAATTTTAGAGGGTTTAGTTTTGGAGATGCTACTTGTAGCTTCACAAACAGACTATCAACTGGAGATGTATTTTTACAAAACTACGATTGGCGAATGACACAAAATCCAGCTGATCTAGGAACAATACTTAAATATAAAACTGACTGAGGAGGTCAATAAATGCAACTTAAACAACTTATGGTCGACAGCAAATCTGTCTGGATTGATTTTCCTGGGCTATCAGGATTTTCAATAGAAGTCGCGAATCTTTCGCGCAAAGAGCTTACTAATTTACGAAAGCGATGTACAACTCAAAAGTTTGATCGTAAAGCTCGTACTCTTGTAGAAGACTTAAATGAAGAAAAATTTGTAGTAGAATTTGCAGAAGCAAGTATTAAAAACTGGAAAGGACTTACTCTTGAGCACTTAGAAACTTTAATTTTAATTGATGCTGGAGCACAAGATCCAAATACAGAAGTAGAATATTCAAAAGAAAACGCAGAAGTACTTGTGCAAAACTCTACAGAATTTGATACATGGCTAAACGAGGTGGTTTTTGACCTTGATAATTTTCGTTCAAGAGCAGAAAAGCCTAGCCCTAGAAAGACTGGAAAAGCTGTACCGAAACAGTGAAACCGGAATGACTCGAGATAGATATTTCGAGATGATGGAACAATTAGAGCAAGAGCCCAAAGAGGAGGAGATACCTCCAGACTTTGAAGACTTGCCAGAAATATTTGCATATGCCGTACAGACTTTTAATCTTTTAGGAGATAAAATAGTAGGAGATATAGGGTACATAGGCAAAGATTACACAAACTTACCTCATATGATAGAAACGTGGGGTATAGAAGATAAAGAATATTTCTTAGAAATACTGAGTTGGTTAGACTCAAGAGCTATGAAAAAATCCTCTGAACAAATGAAAAGGGAGAGGGAAAAGCTAAAGAGACAGTCGCGTGGCAAATGAAATCGTAATTAAGGTCAAACTGGATCAAGACGGTAGTTTTAAGCTTGTAGAACAACAAGCAAAGAAAGCTGCAAAAGCTACAGATGACCTTGGTAAATCACGAAATCGCTACAATAAAGGCGAAAAAGGTGTAGCGGGCGCTACAGCAAACGGCACAAAAGCATTTAGTAAAATGCGGGACTCAATGACCGGAAGTACTGGTCTTGTAAGTGCGTATGCTGTTTTAGCTTCTAACGTTTTCGCAGCTACTGCTGCATTTAATGCCTTTAGTAGGGCCGCTCAAGTATCTCAACTAGAAAAAGGATTGATCGCAGTAGGCGCCGCCGCAGGACAAAATCTTCCGGATGTAGCTCAAGGACTTAGAAATATTACGGGCGAAGCTCTTTCTGCTGAACAAGCAATGAGAGCTACTGCTCTTGCTTCCGCATCGGGTTTCCGCTCCGATCAACTTAACAATCTTGCAAAAGTTGCAAAAGGCGCTTCTCTTGCTTTGGGCAGAGATATGTCTGATGCTCTTGATCGTCTTGTTCGAGGTACTGCAAAGGTCGAACCAGAAATCTTAGATGAATTAGGCATTTTTGTTAGGCTCGATGAAGCAGTAAGAATTTATGCTGATCGTTTAGGAGTTGCTGAAACTTCTTTGACTCAATACGAGAGAAGTCAAGCATTCTTAAATGCAACAATTGAACAAGGTTTGAAAAAATATGAAGATTTAAGTCAACAAATTGATCCAAACCCTTATGATAAACTATCTGCTGCGCTACAAAATTTACAAAAAAATGTATTAGGATTTGTGAATGGTTTCTTAGGTTTAGGAGATATGGTAGGATTTGCATCTAGAAACCTACTTTCTTTAACGGCAGTAGCAACGACTCTTGGGGGTGCAGTTACTAGCAGTGTTGCTCCAGGCTTACTAAGAATGGCGGATGCTTCTCGAGAAAATGCAGAAGCGTCTTTTGATGCACACACGGCAACTGCAAAACAGCTAACGACCGCGGGTAAGTTACCGAAAAAATTCACAGCCTTAATTGATAAATTAGAAGACGGCACAGCAACAACAGCCGAATACAAAGAAGCAAATCTTAGTTTAGTAAGATCTTACGCTGGTGTAAGTGGTCAAATTAGTCGGCAAGAAAATGAAATTTCTAAAAGTGGAGTAGCGACTGAAGCACAAACAAAAAGTTTATCTAAGTTACGAGAGCAGCAGGAAGAATACGGAAATAGACTTACTCAGTTAAAAGATATTCAAGCTTCTCAAAGAATGGCTAGTATAGAATCTAGCAGAGCTTCTGCTGTTCAAAATGCAGCAAACCTTAATCTATTTGCTTCTTTTAAAGATTTAGGTCAAGCTCATACCGAAGATATTGAAAGAACTACAGAAGCAACTAAAGGTAAAAAAGGACTTGGAAAAACTATAAAAGGGTTAGGTCCTGCTGCACGAACTGCTGCAGGGGGCGTAAAAGTATTAGGAACAGCATTCTTTACAGCTCTTCCTTATATTGGACTAATTATTTCTGGTATAAGTATTTTATACGGAATAATTAAAGAAAAGTTTTTTCCTGAAGACATAGTACAAAAACGAATAGATGATGCTGTAAAATCTTTTGAAAATTTTGCAGAAATAACAGCGGCTTTCGATAGAAATACCTCTGAAGGCGGACAACGTTTAGGCGAATCGTATATTGCAATTGCTGGTATACTAGATCAGATACGCGGCAAAATTCAAGATGTAGTTACTGCAAATGTATCTGATCTTGGAAAAACTATGCGAGACGAAACTAAAGAAGTAGAAAAGCAGATTGCTCTCCAAGAAGAGAAAGCTCTACAATTAGAAGGCATGCAAAAATCGCAAAACAGGGTTCGAGGTCAAGCACTGTTAATAAGTCAAATAGAAAACCAGATAGCTCAATCTAAACAAAAACAGGCATACCTTGAAGCTAATTTAGCAAATGCGCAGTCTAGGAGAGGAGAAGCTGAAAAGAAGGCTGCAAATGAAATATTGTCCGGAGCGTTATTAGAGTTTGAAGTTCAAATGAAGCTAAACAAAGCCACAAAAGCAAATGCCTTTAATACTAAGCTAACCTCAGAAACCTACGGTAAATTAGTTGCGCTTCAGAAACAGTTAGATGCTGGAGAATTAGACTTTACGGATTTCTTAGTTCAATTAGAACTTATTCAACGATTCCCAAATGAAATAAGAAATTCTTTTCAAAACTTAAATACTACTGTTGCTGAGTTTAATGGAATTATGTCAAAGCGTCAGCAAAAAGCAAAAGTACTATTTGACCAAGAGGAAGAAGGCGCTCAAGCAATTCTGGATAAATTTGAAGCAGTTTCAAAGAAAGCACAAGAAACAGAAAGAGTTCCTCCAAGCATACTAAATGGATTTAAAGCTTTTCAAAAAGCAACCCCTGCGGCTGAAGAAGCACGGGCCGCCCTTGAAGAGCTAGAAAAACAGTTAGAAAACTTGAGAATTCCTGAGGAATTTAAGACAGGCCTTCCTGGATTACAAGCTTTTGTAGACAAAATACAAGATTCACGAGATGCTATAAATACTTTAACAGTAAGTTTATCACAACAAAAAGAAGCACTCAAAGCATTAGAATCTAATATGAAAGGTGTGGGGGGCGCTCAAGTCATCTTAGGCGAAGAGCGAAACAAGATGCTTGAAACAGAAGCAAGTTTGATCGAAAGACAGATACAAGCAGAAAAAGACTTGTTCGTAGCTTCAGATCCTACACTCAGTGCTGAAGCAAAGCAAGCGGAATTTGAAGCGCAGGATCATATTGTAAAATTAAGAGCGCAAGAAGTTGCCAACGCAGAAAAAGTTGTAAATATAAAAGTTGCAGAAAAACAAGCAGCTTTAGATGTTTTAAAAGTTCAAGAGCAACAAAACAGGCTTTCAGCAGAAAGAGTAAAAAATGATCTTCGTATATTAAAAGTTCAGCAACAGTTAAGTGGCGGACAAGTTACTAAAGCAGAGGCTTTCCAGCAGGAAGTAGCAGCAGCAGAAGCAGCTTTAGCAGCAGCACAGGCTGAGTTAGTTGTAACTAGTATGAGGCTTGAGATAGAATATGAAATACTTCGTTTAAAATTCCTAGAAGACGAAGTAATAAGCGGAGCAGAGCAAAAAGTATTAGATTTACTTTTGCAGCAACAAGCAGTAGTTAAGGCCACTGCCGCAGAAAAAGTTAGAGGCGCACAAATAGGTGTAACTGAAGCAATTGCTGGAGGAGTAGCAAGTCAAACTACTCCTGTATTTAGTGGTGCTAGAGGCATGACTTCCGATGCTACCGCCACTAGAGATGCTGCAATGACCGGAGCGGATAATGTTGCCGCCGCCGCAGTGCAACAACAAGCTGCGCAAGACAATCTTGACAGCGGAATGTTTAACACTCTGGCAGAGGTACAGGCAGCAGAAGCAGCAGTACTTCAAGCACAGAAAAATACAAAATCAGCAAGTATTGCAATGATAGCAGGGGTAGTGGATGCTCAAGCTCAGGCATTAGCTAAGTTGGGTCCTGAAGGAGAGCTTGCGGCTTCTTTTGCAACTTTTAGTGCAGATTTAATGGTCAACTTAGATAACTTTGCTAATGCGGCGGAAGGAAGCGCAGAAAGAACTGCTGCTGCTTTCCAAGCCGCCGCTGCAGCAATTGCAGGAATTGCTCAAATTATGGCTGCTAAAAGTAAGGCACAGATTGCAGAAGTAGATAACCAAATTGCCGCAGAAAAGAGAAGAGACGGAAAGTCTAAAGAATCTGTTGCTAAAATTTCAGCCATGGAAAAGAGAAAAGAACAGCTTCAGCGTAAAGCATTCGAACAAAATAAGAAAATGCAGATGGCTACCGTTGTTGCAAATACTGCAATGTCAATCGCAGCAAACATGGCAGCAGCCTCTATAGCAGCTACTCAAGCAGGTTTAGCCGCTCCCGCAGTTTTTGCAGGCTACTTGGGATTAATGAATGGTATTACTCTTGCAATGGGCGCAGCCCAATTAGCAGTTATTGCAGGAACTTCTTACCAAGGTGGAGGCTCCATTGGGGGCGGTGGAGCTGCGCCTTCTTCTAGCGTTTCAATCGGAGAAAGAAGAAAGAACGTTGACTTAGCAAAATCTCAGTCTGCTAGAGGTGAATTAGCATACTTTAGGGGAGAGTCTGGGCAAGGAGGTCCAGAAAGTTTTCGTTCTGCATTTGGCGGATATCGAAACCGTGCAGAAGGTGGAAATACTGCATTCATGGTTGGAGAACAAGGTCCAGAGCTGTTTGTACCAGAAGTTCCAGGAACTATTGTTGCAAATGATGACGTACAAGCAGGTGCGCCTACGAATGTAAGTTTTAATATTAATACTGTAGATGCATCAGGCGTAGAAGACTTACTTGTTGCACAAAGAGGAAACATAATCGGAATGATTCGACAAGCCGCAAATTCATATGGGCAGGACTTCGTAGAAGAAGTTGATACTTCAGTATTCAACGAAACAACAAGCGGAGTATCTAGATACTAATGGCACAGTTTAGTGAATTTCAAAATGTTCTGCCAGATCCCAACAACAGTATTGGATCTGCAGGACAATCTGCAGGAACTGCGGGCCCTGGCTATAAATCTGTAAAGATGACGTCAGAGCAGCCTTATATGCGCTCTCGTACAAACTCGGGCAGACTCATTGCACGCGCAACTGCGTTTCATAAGTGGAAAATAAATATTACTTATAATCCGATGACTCGTGCAGAGTTTGAGCCAATTTATACGTTTCTTTTACAGCAACGGGGTCCATTAAATCCATTTTATGTTTCTCTGCCGCAGTATCGGGTGCCTCAAGATAGTAACTTTGCTACTCATGTTGCAAGTAATGATCTTGCAGTAACTTCGGCACACGCGGCAGGTAAAACAATTATGACTCTTGATGGAGGTTCGGATGGAAACTATACAATTGCTGCCGATAACACTCCTACCCCAGGAGACCTATTTACTGTTGCAGGCACAGACTCCAATCATGAAAAAGCATACATGGTTACTCGAGTAGAGACCCCTACAGACTATAAAGACACTGCTCCTTCTGCGAATACTGTTCGTATTCATTTTGTTCCTGGACTAGCTCGTGCAGTTGCAAATAATGATGAAGTAAAGTTCCACAATCCATTTATCAAAGTTGTTCGAGTGGGCAACATTGAAGAATATTCTTTAAATACAAATAATTTGTATCAGTTCTCTTTGAATCTTGAGGAAGTACAGTAATGCCAATTAGAAGTTTAAATGCAGATTTAAGAGACGCGCTCCTTCGAGAAGACTCATTCGTATACGCACATCTCGTAAAGTTTGAGCGCCCAAAAAATATTGACGGTGATGAGCCAGAACGTGCTCTTACTGATTACATCTATTTAACTGATGGATCCTTTGATATCAGCTATGATGATACTGATGATAGTACAAGCAACCCTCAGACATATATTGCAAATAAAGTACTAAAAGTTGGAGCAGTTTCAGAAACTATTGAAGCTCGAGCTACAAATTTTACTTTACAAATTGATGCAACTGCTCTAAACACCACTCTTGAAGATAGTCTAACAATTACAACAAGCACAATTACTTCTTCAGAAAATCTTGTTGCAGAAGGGTTTCGAGAAGGTGATATTGTTGAGCTTGTCGCAAGTAGTGGCTCAAACAAAGGAAAACTTGTACGAATAAACTCTTTTAGTACAAACAATACTGTTGCAAATGTAACCGCGCTTGAAAATGCTTTAACGGCAGAGACAGGAACTTATACTCTTACATTCAAGAATCCAGAAGTAGAAGGGATAATTACAGACCGTACTGGAAATGGATACGCTAGGTATATTAATAGAGATGTATTTGTTTATAAAGCATTTATCAATCCAGAGACAGGAGAGATAATCGGAGAGCCTTATACTCTTTTTAAAGGGATTATCGCCGGAGGAAAGATAGCAGAAGATCCAATGAAAGGATCAACTGTAACTTGGAATATTACTAGCCATTGGGGAGATTTTACTCGAGTACAGGGCCGTCTTACTTCAGACTCTCATCACCGAGCACTTGATCAAAATAATATTCCAGATCCAGAAGCAGCGATTCGTCCTGCGTATACATCTGACTTAGGATTTTTACATAGCGAACAAGCTATTAACTTGGTAGCAATCTATCAGGTAAAAGAAACCCGTACCAAGATGAAAATGAAGCGCAAGTGGTATGGTTCCAAAAAATATAAGTTAATTGAGTATCAAGTAGAAGTAGATAGAGAAGCAGATTTACGCTTTAACTTAGAAGCAAAGTATCTACCTGTTGTGTATGGCGTAAACAAAATTGATAGTATTCCTGTATTTGTAGATACTTTAAATAATGACGCAAAACAAGTTTTTGTGGCTTACGCTATCTGTGAAGGACAGATTGGCGGACTATATGATATCTACTTTGACGATACTTCTTCTATATGTATTGATGAAAATGATAAAGATACTCGATCTACTCAAACGGCAGAAAACACAATTGATGTACTTTGCCAAGGTAGAGCAGACAGAGGAGATGTACTTACTTCCCAAAATATTAACTCCTCTAATCTGGATACTGCGCTATCCGGCCTATACTCTTGGCCCTTTGATGGTAGTTGGGCAGATAGAAGAGAATTTGCAGAAAGTTTCAGACGAGAGTATCCTTACTTTACGCCTTTAGCAGACTCTTCTATTAGTGGAGGTGCAACTTCTCAAGGGGCAGGTATTACTCATGAAAAAGGCACAAAGTTTACTACTCCCATTGACGCAGTACTTACTTTTCATGCAGGTAAATCAGATCAAAAAGCAAACAGCACTCTTCTATCAAACTCAAGTAATTTTAAAATTGCAACAGATTACTATACAGGTGACGATCCATACTGGGGAGCCCAACATCAGTTATTAGATACTGCTTATACTGTAGCAAAGTATACAATCGGAGAAGGAGAGACTACTATTCCTTCTCTGGATTTTGTAGTACGTGGAAAAGGCGTAAACTGCTATAACTATGATTTTTCATATGCGGATGATCTTGCACACACGGATGATTCTACCGCTTTCAATATAGGCCAAAAAGTAAATCTCAAGGCAACAGATGACGATTCTTTACTTCAGAGTAATATTCAGATAGCAGATATTTATACAATTACAAATATAAATGGAAATTTAGAAGCCAGAATAAGATTCGCAACAAAACCAGCATTAGGCACAAAAACTGCGTTTTACTTGACAGACGGTACAAACAACTATCATTTACTTACTTATGACCACGAAGAAAATACTGGAATTGTTCCTGCAATTTTGCAAGAAGAAATAACAAGTCAAGCAAACACAACAGTTAGCAGTGGAACAGGCATAGACGTAACAGTAGGAAATGGAAGTCCTAGTAGTGCAATGGAATTTGCATTAACTCAGTCAGACTTTGCTTCTATTGCTGCAGAGGTAACAGGCACTGCCCCCGGGTTCCGTTCAGATCAACTTCATCAGTTTTATCTGCCAGAAAACTATACACCTAATTCAGGCATTATTCAGGACATAGGAACAACTCAAACAGATGCGGAAGACGTAGTAAGTGAATTTATTACAGTACTAGATGGGATACAGCTTGCGAGTACTGCAAGCAGTACAAACGATGCTTATAATCTACGCTTTATAGAAGTAACTCATAACTTTGAAGATGGTAGCTCCCGTATTGAAAACAGAGTAATTGCTGATTATGATGGCACTACTAAAGTGGCAATGGTTAATACTCCTTTTGATCAAGCTCCTGCTCAAGGTGATACTTATAAGATTTTCTCTACTCAACCAGATATACGAGTAAGTACTAACCCAGCCATGCAGCTTCTCGACTACTTGGTAGATGACAGATTCGGTCGAGCACTAGACATTGATATTGATGTTGATAAAGAATCTTTTTTCTCTGCTGCACGAGAATGCGATACTCGTTCAAATATATTTATGGTTGCAGAGAGTCAGCCTACAAATGGAGATGAGTATTATTATGAAGCTTTTAGTGGCGGAAAAGTTCTTTGGCAGGGTACTGTTAAAAGTAGTTCTGCTGTAACAATTTATACAGGACTCACACACTATCTTGTAGAATTTGAAAATGTATTTGGAAAGATTGCTCATAGACATGAAAACTGGAAATCATGGTATCAGGGAGAACTTTATTACTACGGTGGTAAGCTACATAAAGTTCCTAATACTCATACTAATGGGAATAGTATTACTTATTCATCAGGGGCAAACTTAGTAGCAAATAGCATACAAATAAAGAAAGTTGGCTCTTCTGATACCTTAAAAATTGATATTGCTAGAAAAGATACTAACGATGATGGAGTTATAGATGGCCCAAGTAAGGTATTTACCTTTGACGGGAACCCTATAGTTAAAAAAGTAACTGCAAATCATGGGGATGCAGGGGCTACTTCTGGATATAG